CACTGCCAAGGCAGACCGCTTGAAGTCTGGATCTCGATATTCTCCTTCAAGCCACGCATGTAACATGTTGTCGCTGACCGAGTGTCGTCTAAATAGACCGACCCTTGCGCGGCAGCATTGGATGTAGTGTTGTCACGCCCGGTGGCGCACCACAGAAAGACGGATGGGGCTGCACCGCTGACGCTAGCTGGACCGACCGTCGCACTTCCGGCTGTACCATTCCGATACACTGCTAACATCGTGTCTCTTTTCTTTCGACTGGTCAGGTTGAGTACCTTCTTCTGAGTCATCGCCGATCGTCGCGTCCTCACGGGTAAGCGGCGGCGCGAAGACGACCGCTTTGGGGCCTTTTTGGTTAGCCTTCTTCGATAGCGCGTACTTCTTTTTTTCGTGTAAGCCATCTTGAGTGATTTTTTTTGATTGGTCCATAATTGCCTCATAGTATGGGGCACGCACCAATCTTATATAGTTGGGACTGTGTCCTGTGTCCTGTCTGATAGAGTAAATTTTAATCTATCAGACTTGGACACATGTCGTTTCACTGCAATGCCAGATACTTTCTCGTTACCTACTCGCAGTGTGGCGACCTTGACGAATGGGCAGTTAACGACCTCTTTGCAAGCCTGGGAGCGGAGTGCATCGTTGCAAGAGAGCATCACGTTGCTGGAGGAGTTCACCTTCACGTGTTTGTCGACTTCGGACGGAAGTTTCGAAGTAGAAAGACTGATGTATTCGATGTGGGCGGCTTCCATCCAAACATCGAACCTACTCGTTGGACACCAGAATCGGGATATGATTACGCAACAAAGGATGGAGAGATTGTCGCAGGAGGTCTCGCTAGACCAGAGGAGCGCCCAGTGGGACATAGCACGTCTCATTCGAAATGGTCTGAGATTGCGAGTGCAAGAAGTAGAGAGGAATTTTGGTCTCTTTGCGAGGAGTTGGATCCGAAGGCTCTCGTCACTTCTTTCCCCAGCCTACAGAAGTACGCAGATTGGAACTTCCGGGATATCCCCACTCCTTACGTTACACCACCCGGAATTACATTCGACGTATCTAGATATGCAGGATGCGATGATTGGCTACAACAGTCTTGTATTGGATTGGGAAACACACACATAGGTGCGTCTTGAACCTGCGCCCTCGTCTTGGCAGTGGCTGCGCCTGCAGGCGCAGACCGCAGGAGCAACCACCACTGCCAAGAGCCGGGGCTTCGGATCGCTATTTTATATATCTAACTATGGCAGGTAGACGACTTTCCTTGGTGCTCTTTGGAGCTTCCCGACTGGGCAAAACACTTTGGGCCCGATCACTAGGGAAGCATATTTATTTTGGTGGTTTGTTTAGTGCGGATGAGGCTGCTAAAGCAGCCGACGCCGACTACGCAATCTTTGACGATATGCAAGGTGGCTTGGATTACTTTCACGGGTATAAAAACTGGTTGGGAGCTCAACCAGAATTTACGGTTAAACGGCTTTATCGCGACCCACATCTTATGAAGTGGGGTAAACCGTGTATTTGGATTTGTAACAGAGATCCGCGTATTCTCACGGAAAAATCAATGGTGGACTTGGATTGGTTGGATTTAAATGTTATTTTTGTACAAGTAGACCAGCCTACATTTACTTTTCATGCCAATACAACGTCGACGTCGGAGCAAAGCTCAATTGGTCAGAGCTAGTTCCGCCAAGACCTGGCTGAAAATAGTCTACAATCCAATAGTCTCCCATGCCTTGTTTTGATTTCACGCTAAACAAGTTTTGTATCTTGCCACCGCCACTCTCATCATCATCGTATACTAGATTAGAGTTCATCGTGTGCCACTTCTTGTATAGCTTTAGCTTGCCCGATGTATTTCCGGAGCTGATAATACAGGTTGTATCGGACTTGATAGTGACACGGGTGTTGTCAACAGGTGCAGTGAGGAAATTATTCCAATCTGCCTGCGCTGTTCCTTTAAATAGAACATCTGTCAAGGCAGCAAGAATGTTGACGTCCGTGTTGCTGGAGCTACCAATATTGTAAAGGTAACGCGCAAAACCGTTGCTGTTTTCAATAACTCCGGTAAAACCGATATAGGGGGCTAGACCCTTGAAAGTGAACGTGATGCGACGCCACTGCCAAGGCAGACCGCTTGAAGTCTGGATCTCG